TATCGAAGAATTTAAAGCGAGGCTGATGGCATCTCCCAAAAGTAGGAAGGTGTTAGATGCAATTCTGGATGCAGCTCTCGATGATGAGCACAAGAATCAGGCGGCAGCGTGGAAGCTGTTGGTCGATAGGATGCTTCCGATGTCCTACTTCGACAAGGATAAAGCAGGGGGTCATCGTCCTTCTGTTAACATTACAATTACCGGCGTTGGGGAGTCAGTCAATATCGCTGGCGAATCAGACGACATCATTGACGTTGAGGATTACAAGTATGGCGAGTAAAGAAATTAAAAAAGTCATCAAGACAGGTTCTGGTTATAATATTATTGAATATACAGATGGAACCCAAGAGAAAAGAAAAGGTGCTCGTAATTGGCGTAATAACAATCCCGGTAATATTGAATATGGTGCCTATGCTAAAAAGCTAGGCGCTATTGGTTCTGACGGTCGATTTGCTATTTTTCCCACATACGAAGCAGGAAGAGCAGCCAAACAGAATTTGTTATTTGAAGGTAAAAGTTATAAGGATAAGAGCATTTCTGATGCTATGAATCGTTATGCACCTCCTTCTGAAAACGATACTAACCTATATACAGCTATTGTAGCAAAAGCCGCTGGTGTTGACCCAAACACAAAACTAAGTGATTTAACAGATGAGCAACGTGTTAAGGCACTTGATGCTATGGAAAAACATGAGGGTTTTAAAGTTGGTGAAATTATTCCTTTAGCAGCCCCAGCCCCTGTTAAACCTACAACTCCTTCAGGTTACCGTACCCCGCCGTTGCCTGTAGGTATGTCTCCTGCCGATATTCGTAATTATACAGCGGAGCGTGATGTCCGTAACTACTCTGGTATGGAGCCGGGTCTTATGGGGGCCACAGGATTAGAAAACCCGTTAACAAAAGACCCGCTTGACGATCTGGTTAACAAACTAATCTACCAACGATGAAAACGGCGAAAACTCTAATAGGACTTGCTATTAGTCTTTCTGCCGCTTCTTGCTCTATGTTGGGTGCTATGCTACCCGGCGTAGGCGGAGGCACAAACGTAGCCGCAAACACTCAGGTTGGTAAAGAGAATAACCAGACTGGTGTTGTGGTAGGTGACGCTATCAAGAACGACTTAAGTGCTGTAACAGAGTTGGGAAAGCTAAACCAAGCTGAGACAACCATTGAGTCGCATGGCGAAACAACAATTCAGAACATCCCTCCGTGGGTGTTATTACTGCTAATCCTCGGATGGCTGCTCCCTTCCCCTAAAGAGATTTGGGATGGGTTATGGAACATACCGAAAAAGGTAAGAGGCAAACAATGATTAAATATTTCCTGATCGTATTCACTATCCAAGCTGGCGGCGATGCCAAAGTGATGGGTGACCTAGAGGTTAAGACGATGGCTGAGTGTGAAGCTCGTGCTGTCTACATTAACGACAGTGAAGAGAAGCTCAACGCTGCTTGTTACCCAGTGACACGACAGGAAGCCTATGAGTGATTTAAAGATTGAATTACTCCCGTGGCAAAAGAAGGTGTGGGCAGATGAGACACGATTCCATGTTGTAGCTGCTGGGCGGCGAACAGGAAAAAGTCGATTGGCTGCTTACCGTCTTATTGTCGAGGCATTACAAAGTCAACGAGGTCATGTATTTTATGTCGCTCCCACCCAAGGTCAAGCTCGTGATATTATGTGGCAAGTATTGTTGGAAGTTGGTCACTCTGTCATTACAGGTAGCCATATTAACAACTTGCAGATTAAGCTTGTCAATGGGGCAACTATTAGTCTTAAAGGTGCTGACCGTCCTGAAACGATGCGGGGTGTCTCGTTAAAGTTTCTGGTGTTGGACGAGTATGCCGACATGAAGCCAGCAGTGTGGGAACAAATTTTACGCCCTGCGCTGGCTGACTTGAAGGGCAGAGCAATGTTTATTGGTACGCCTATGGGTCGTAACCACTTCTATGATTTATACCAATATGGTTTTAAGGGTGAAGACGATACTTTCAAGTCTTTTCACTTCACTTCGTTTGACAACCCGCTACTTGATCCTAAAGAGATTGAGGCAGCTAAGAAGAGCATGTCCTCATTCAGCTTCCGGCAGGAGTTTATGGCTTCTTTCGAGGCAGCAGGCGGGGAGTTATTCAAAGAAGATTGGATAAAGTTTGACGAGGAAGAGCCTGACGATGGCGACTACTACATTGCAATCGACTTGGCAGGCTTTGAAGCCGAAGGCTCTACTGGTGTTAAAAACTCTCGTCTTGATAACACTGCTATGGCTATCGTAAAAGCCAACGAGAAGGGTTGGTGGGTAGCAGAAATCATCTACGGCAGGTGGGATGTTAAGGAAACAGCCAAGAAAATCTTTGATGCTGTAGCCAAATATGAGCCAGTGGCTGTTGGAATCGAGAAGGGTATCGCTAAACAGGCGGTTATGCCCTACTTATCTGACATCATGAAGCGAACTCAGACCTTTTTCAGGGTTGATGAGCTGACACACGGTAATAAAAAGAAGACAGATCGTGTTGTATGGGCGCTGCAAGGGCGCTTTGAGAATGGTTATATCAAACTCAATGTGGGTAACTGGAACAACGAGTTCCTAGACCAACTATTTCAATTTCCAAACAAGCTAGTACACGATGACTTGCCTGACGCGCTGTCTTACATTGAGCAACTTGCAAAAGTAGCCTACGTGTTTGACTTTGAAGAAGAAGAGCATGAGTATTTAGACGACATATCAGGATACTAAAATGGAAGATTACGAAAAAAAGTCGCCCGACCAAAAGGTTGAAGCGTGGGTTATGGACAAAGTGGAGCAATGGCGCGACCACTACAGTGCTAACTATGAGCAGAAGTTTGACGAGTACTACCGTCTATGGCGTGGTATCTGGTCTGCTGAGGATAAGACACGAGATTCAGAGCGTTCACGCCTCATCTCTCCTGCCCTCCAGCAAGCTGTTGAGAGTTCAGTAGCCGAAGTCGAGGAAGCTACCTTCGGTCGTGGTAAGTGGTTTGACATCCGTGATGACCGCCAAGACCAAGACCCTAAAGATGTAGCTTTTCTGCGTGAGCAACTATCAGAAGACTTCCAGTTTACCAAGACCCGCAAAGCTGTCGCTGAGTGTATCCTTAACGCTGCTGTCTACGGTACTGCTGTAGGCGAGTTGGTGATTGAGGAAGTGAAAGAGATGAAGCCAGCTACTCAGCCCATTATGGATGGTGCTATGCAAGCGGTTGGTGTTAATGTCGTAGACCGTGTAGTTGTTAAACTTCGCCCTATCCTGCCACAGAACTTCTTAATTGACCCTGTAGCCACGTCAATCGAAGATGCTCTTGGTGTCGCAATTGACGAATTTGTTCCTAAACACCAAGTAGAGATTGGAATTCAGAATGGTATCTATCGGGATGTTGATATTGAGTCTGCCGACACTGATTCAGATATTGAAGCGGACAAAGAACTCACTTCTTTTGATGAAGATAAAGTCCGACTAACCAAATATTATGGTTTGGTTCCACGTCACCTGTATAATGATGCTGTGATGGAAGAAGAAGACAACAGTGAGTTGTCCAAATCCGTCAAGCCTGAGAAGGATGAAGACGAGGAAGAAGAGAAGGGCTACGTTGAGGTGATTATTGTCATCGCCAACGGTGGTCAACTCCTCAAGATTGAAGAAAACCCCTACATGATGCAGGATCGCCCCGTTGTAGCGTTCCCTTGGGATGTAGTTCCCTCACGCTTCTGGGGTCGTGGTATCTGTGAGAAGGGCTATAACAGCCAGAAGGCGCTTGATGCTGAGCTTCGTGCCCGTATTGATGCCCTAGCCCTCACCGTCCACCCAATGATGGCTATGGACGCTTCTCGTATGCCTCGTGGTGCTAAGTTGGAGATTCGTCCGGGTAAGACAATCCTCACCAACGGCAACCCTGCTGAGATTTTACAGCCATTTAAGTTTGGCAACCTTGACCAAGTGACTTTTGCACAGGCGGGTGAGCTACAGAAGATGGTTCAGATGGCTACAGGCGCTATTGACGCTGCTGGTATCCCCGGCACTATCAATGGTGACGCTGCTGCTGGCGCTGTTAGTATGTCAATGGGAGCAATCATCAAACGCCACAAGCGTACCTTGATTAACTTCCAAGAGTCTTTCCTAATCCCTATGATTGAGAAGACAGCATGGCGATATATGCAGTTTGACCCAGAGCATTACCCTGTATCAGACTACAAGTTTGTTCCATCATCATCTTTGGGTGTTATTGCTCGTGAGTACGAGGTAACACAGCTAGTCCAATTGCTGCAAACACTTGGTCAAGATAGCCCAATGTACCCAATGCTGGTTTCAGCCGTTATTGACAACATGGGTCTGTCTAACCGTGAAGAGCTTATGGCTCAGATGGCTCAAGCGGCTCAGCCTAACCCACAAGCGCAACAGATGCAACAGCAACAGATGCAACAGCAGATGGAATTGGCTCAAGCTCAATTG